GGAAGGCGCGGAGGAGACAATCCACCGTGCACTTGCCTTGAGACATATGGAACTACCTGTGGGAGATTTTATCCGTGATGCGTTGGCTACCGAAGTACCAGAGGCGGCGCGTAGCCTCCTTCAATCCAATATCACAGACGAGGAAAATCACGACGTCGCACTTGGTTACATTGCCAATGCTTACGGTGTTGATGAAAAAGCTGAGGCTGAAGCGCTTAGGTTACGTGAGGCTTGGATGGCACATCCTGATCACACGATTGCCAAAGCGATGGTTGCCGAGCGTGCGATTTTCTTCGTTCTTTTACCATTCTTCCGCTTTACTGGTGACGCTGGAATGAGAACAACAAGTGCCGATATCAGCAGAGATGAACAAATTCATGTTGCTACCAATAGTCTTGTTTGTCGGGAGCTGGGGCTTAATATCTCTCCTAGTCTTGATAAGCTCCGCCTGGCCACGATTAACTGGGTGATGCAACCACTTAAGGTTGGAGCATCCGATAAATATTTGGATAAAAAATTCTGGCTGGATTCTAGTGACAAGCTGATGTATCAAGGTAAAGCCCCTGAGCTTTCAGATACTAAAGCAGCACGGATGCCTGCCTTCTTTGAACATAGTAATGTCAACCTCCCCCAATATGCTTGAGATCTATGGGATGCAATCCCGTGGATTAATTCATGCACTAGAAGAATCCTTTCCACCCACTAACCCTACACCTGATGATTCAATGCAAAAAGTTATGTACCGCTCTGGTCAACGTAGTGTTGTTGAGTGGGTGATTAAATATATGGAGGAATCCAATGGGTAAAAAAAGAAACAAGAAACAAAAAAAGAAACAGATTATTAGGCAGATTAAAAAAGCTGCTGAAGATGGGAGGATAAGTAAGAAGGAGATTAACGCCTTACCAACAGAGAAATTTGAGAAGCTTGGTATTCGCAAGAACTTTGTCAAAAACCAAACTATAAAAATTGCAAAAGATACAGAAGCAAAGATTGGTAAGAGTGCTGTAAGAAAGCTTAAGATTGATCAAACCAAACCAGATAAAGATCCTCCTAAACTTGAGAATGTACTAGAAGATACTAAAGTCAGGAAGAATATCTACAAAAGGTTGATTGGTAAAGGCAGGCCGCTGACTGAAAAAATCAACAGGTACAAAGAGCTTTACTCTGGAAAGACTAAGGAAAGTAGAAAGTATCTAAAAGATCTTAAAAGTTCTGCTACTCAACGGATGACAATTGATCCTGCGAAGTATGGTCGTCAAGAGTCAGGCCTTGCGTTTAACAAATATAATTCACTGGCTGAAAAATACGACAAAGATAAAAAACGAACTTTAAAGAAATTGTCGAAACCGCTAACTAAATTTCTTAAGCGTGATGACGATAATCCTTTGAATAACTTTAAGCTAAACGAAGATGGGACAAAGGTCAAGAAAATTGATTTTGATCGGAAACGTATGCGTGACTTCGTTAATAATGAATCCGATTTATTCGGCGATATCCGTGAAGCAGCTGGTGGTCTAGGTGTTAGATCTACAGCAACGGGTACAAATCGTGTCAAAAATACTTTAGGTAGAATTAAAAGCAGAGGTGCCACTTCCAATACTGCAGAAGTCAAATCACAACTTTACACACGCCCTAAATTAGTTAAGGGATAAACTATGATTACCGCTAAATCACGATATGACGCGCTATCTAGTGGTCGTAACCAATTTCTACAAACTGCAATTGATTCAGCTAAGCTAACACTTCCGTACTTAATTAAACAAGACGAGGCTGATAGTAATTATAAAACTCTCATCACACCGTGGCAAAGCGTAGGCGCTAAAGGCGTTACTACACTTGCTTCTAAATTGATGCTTGCTTTACTACCTCCTCAAACTAGTTTCTTTAAGCTACAAATTGATGAGTCTACTATTCTTTCAGGAGAACTAGATCCAGCAATCCGTTCTGATCTTGACGTCTCGTTCGCCAAGATTGAACGTACCATTCTGGAATCTATTGCTGCTTCTGATGATCGTGTTGTTATTCACCAAGCTCTTAAACACTTGGTTGTAGCAGGCAATGCACTCATCTATATGGATAAAGAAAAGCTCAAGCTATATCCTTTGAACAGGTATGTTGTAGAAAGAGACGGCCTAGGTAACGTCATTGAAATCGTTACAAAAGAAAAAATTCATAAGAGTATTGTCAAGCGTTTAATTAAAGATATCGACGACGATGCTGTTAACGACGTAGAAGATAGTTCTACTGGTTACAGCCGTGAAGATGTCGATGTCTATACAATTGTCAAACGTGATAACAATCGTTATGTATGGCACCAAGAGGTGTATAACAAAATCATCCCTGGTTCACAAGGTAAATCTCCATTAGATACAACACCTTGGCTACCACTACGTTTCAACACTGTTGATAATGAAGCTTACGGACGTGGTCGAGTAGAAGAATTTATTGGTGACATCAAAAGTCTAGAGGCTTTATCACAAGCAATCATTGAAGGTTCTGCAGCTGCAGCCAAAGTTGTATTTACTGTGTCCCCTTCTAGCACTACTAAGCCAAGCACACTTGCTAAGGCTGGTAATGGAGCCATTGTCCAAGGTCGTCCTGATGACATCGGTGTTGTGCAAGTAGGTAAGCAAGGTGACTTCAACACTGCATATCAAATGATTCAGCAGTTTGAACGTCGTCTAGGTGAAGCCTTCCTTGTATTGACCGTTCGTCAGTCTGAGCGCACCACGGCTGAAGAGGTCCGAATGACGCAGATGGAATTGGAACAGCAACTTGGAGGATTATTCTCTCTTCTTACTGTTGAGTTCCTTGTTCCGTATTTGAACAGGAAACTTTCTGTGTTCCAAAAGACTGGTGAGATTCCTCGTCTACCAAAGAACGTTGTCAAACCAACAATCGTTGCAGGCGTTAATGCACTAGGTCGTGGTCAAGACCGTGAGAGTCTGCAGATGTTTATGCAAACCATTGCCCAAACAATGGGACCTGAAGCTATTGCTCAGTACATTAATCCTGAAGAGGTTGTCAAACGTTTGGCAGCATCACAAGGTATTGATACTTTGAATCTTGTTAAATCACAAGAACAACTAATGCAAGAGCAGCAACGACAGATGATGCAACAGCAAGAGATGTCTCTTACCGATCAGACCGCTCAGATGCAAGCTGCCCAAGCACGCCAACAACCACCACAATAATCTACCTAAATGTCTGAAACACTTTCATACCAAGAACCTTCACAACCTGAGCTTAATGCTGACGAACAAGAATCCTTGCAGGTTGGTGAGCAGATGCAGCAAGAGCAGGAAACTCTTCTTGCTGGTAAATACCGTTCTTCTGAAGATCTAGAAAAAGCATATCTTGAGCTTCAATCTAAACTTGGTGAATCTACAGAGGCTGAACCTGAGGAAGAACCCCAGACTGAACCTGAAGAGGAACCTGAACAAAGTACAGAAGAACCTGATACTGCACCAGAGCTAACTCAAGAGGACGTAGATTTTCTCCAAGACATGGCAGGCGGCGCAGAAGAATATCAATCAATGCTTAAGTGGGCTGCAGGTAATTTGCAACAACAAGAGATTGATATGTACGATGCAGTGATGGAAGCTGGTGATCCTAATTCTGTTTACTTTGCTGTACAAGCAATGGTAGCTAGGTACAACGACGCTACCGGATCTGATGGTTCCCTTCTTACTGGTCAAGGATCATCTGATGCTAGTGAGGGTTTCCGTAGCCAGCAGGAACTTGTAGCTGCAATGAATGACCCACGCTATGAATCTGACCCTGCATATCGAAGTGATGTTATGCAAATGCTAGAACAATCTGAACTTAATTTTTAATGGTTTACTATAATCCTAGCTCCGGCTCCAAAAAACCTAATAAAAATAAGAAAGCTGCTGGCAAACCTGCAGCCAAAAAACCTGCAGCTAAACCGGACCTATCTAAGACATACACTAAATCTTTTCTAGATGGGTTTAGTGGGACTCAAAAATACTTCGCTAAAAATCTTGGTCCTGCTTATGTTGCAAAGCATGGCAGAGAGCAAGCTACTAAAATGATTAAAAACCTATCAAGAAAACCTGATAACAGGTATTGATAAACGTATGAGAGGCACCTCAGAGTCGGACCTCTCATGCCTATGGCACTAAGCCCGTACGCGGATACCTTAGCTGCCGTCTAGACGGTGGGATAGACCACAAACATTCAAAGCTTTGATAACGGTTATACATACAAACTTTTATCTTTTAAAATGGCACAACAATCAGCCAGCGGCAAGCTTGAAGCTCAACTTGTACGGCCTGGCCAATCTAACAGTACGGGTGACGCCCGTGCTCTATTCCTTAAACTCTTCTCGGGCGAGATGTTTAAGGGTTTTCAGAACAATACAATCGCCCGTGATCTGATCATGAAGCGTACACTGAAGAACGGCAAATCTCTTCAGTTCATTTACACCGGACGTACCAAATCTGAATTTCATACGCCTGGTCGTAGCATCCTTGGTAACGATGATGGTGCACCGCCAGTGGCAGAAAAGACCATCACTGTTGATGACCTGCTGATTAGTTCAGCCTTTGTCTACAACCTTGATGAAGTACTTTCGCACTACGATCTGAGGTCGGAGATCAGTCGTAAAATCGGCTACGCTCTTGCCGAAAAATATGACCGGCTTGCATTCCGTGCTATTGCACGTGGTGCACGTCAAGCATCTCCTATCACCAAGACTAACTTTGTTGAGCCAGGTGGTACTCAGATTCGTGTTGGTTCTACCACTAACGATTCTGATGCTTACCTTGCTTCCAATCTTGTCTCAGCTTTCTATGACGCAGCTGCTGCGCTAGATGAGAAGGGGGTTAGTAGTGATTCCAGGGTCGCGGTACTAAACCCCCGACAATATTATGAATTGATCCAAGCTGTTGGTTCCAACGGTCTGGTCAATCGCGATGCTCAAGGTACTGCGCTGCAAAGCGGACAAGGCATCATTGAGATCGCTGGTATCAAGATCTACAAGTCGATGAACATCCCGTTCCTCGGCAAGTACGGCACTGCCTATGGCGGC